CGATAAGCTGGGACATGACTTCTGTCACTGAGCGTCACACTGATGTTAAGACATTTCATGCGAATGGTATGATTTCATATCATGCTGAGAAAGTAGCGAAATACGACATCAAGAAAGAGATCGTCGATAGAGCAATCTCACATCTAATGCGAGAAGTAGAAGCGCAGTTGCGCAATGGTAACTACTTCAACATCGCCGAGATCATGCATCATGAGACGATGGAAACTGAAATTCGTATCACTATGAAAGGAGCGTTCTTCGAATGTCCTCAAGCATGACACTATTCGACGCAGTAGACGCAAAGCGTCCAGTCTGCAAAATTTCTGGTTGTGATCGAACATGTCACAACACTGGCCATACAAAGCGCGATGGTTCAATTCTGTTTCGCGACGTTTGTTGGTATCACTGGGCCATTAAATATGGCACTTGCGGCCAAGAGCGTTCGCAAGAAGAAGACAAATCAATTATCAAGGATGTAACATGAAACTGATTGGAATAGCTGGTAAAGCAAGATCGGGTAAAGACTCAATCGCTGAATATCTCGTTGATTTCTTCAACGCGCACAGATATGCTTTGGCTGATCCCCTCAAAGAGGCATGTTCTGTCGCATTCGGTATTCCTCTGCACAAGTTCTACGAAGCAGAGTTCAAAGAGACTATCGACGAATTTTGGCAGCTGTCTCCGCGTGAGATAGCACAGAGATTCGGTACTGAATGTATGCGCGAGCAATTTCGCGAAGACTTCTGGCTGAAGCGCGCACTGTTTGAACTCGAAGATGTTGCTTACAATGAAGATCGTGACTACTTCGTGATTCCTGATATTCGCTTCGAGAATGAAGCTGACTGGATTCGTGAGCGAGGTGGCGAACTGTGGCATGTCGTTCGACCTTCTATTGGTGAAGGTGTCGTACGCGCGCACGCGAGCGAAGCTGGTGTAGATGCGAAGAATGAAGACATCGTCTTCTTCAATGATGGCGATCTAGATCATCTATTCGATCTCGTCGAAGCTCGAATCGCAGATATTAAGGCTGGTATCTGATGCGTTGGGTCAGCTTACGCAACAACAAAGCAGTAAGAGCAAAATACTTCGAGAACTGGTCTAAGTGGTTTGCGTGGTATCCAGTTCGCGCTGTCGATAAGCACGGCGACTACTCATGGGTGTGGCTTGAGGCTGTGCACCGCAAGCTGAAGAGCGAAAGCTATATCAGCATTATGATGTACATCTCGTGGATTCCAGACATGGACTACAAAGATCACAGATGGACATACAAACAAATAGAAGAGGTTATCGACAATGAAAGATGAACAGATCATCGTTGAGATGAAGTTCGGTAGTCATCTATACGGTCTTGCGACTGAGAACTCAGACGAAGACTTCATCGGCGTCTATCTACCGACATTCGAAGAAGTGATTCTCGGTACGTATGCTGAGACAATCGACTTCTCGACTGGTGACGACAAATCGAAAAACACAAAGGATGACGTTGACCGCGTGTTCTACGCGCTTCCATATTTCATCGAACAGGTTGAGAAGGGCAACACGAATGCACTCGACATGCTGCACGCTCCAGATAGTGCGTTGCTGAAGTCGTCTGCTGTCTGGCGCTATCTTCGCTCTATGCGAGAACACTCGCACACAAAGAACATGGCAAGCTTCGTCGGCTACGTTCGCACACAAGCGTCCAAGTATGGTCGCAAAGGTGATCGACTTGCTGCTGTCGAAAAAGCTCTCAGCACCGCTTCTGCGTACGCTAAAGCTGGTAATCCTGTCACTGTCAAGCTCATCGATGGACTTTGGGCATCACTTCCAGAAGGTGAACACGCGAAGAAGATCATCATCGACGATCCGAAGACTGGTCCACAGAACTACTACGAGCTATGCAGCCGCAAGTTTCAGGACTCGCTGACTGTCGAATACTTCGTTGAGTGTCTTGAGAAGATCAAGAAGTCGTACGGTCATCGCGCACAGCAAGCGACAGATGGTGGCGTTGACTGGAAAGCTGTCTCTCATGCGCTTCGCGCTGGCTATCAGGCTCGTTCGATCTTCTTGAACGGCGACTACACGTTTCCGCTTGTTGAGACTGACTACTTGCTTGCTGTCAAGCTCGGTCAGCGTGACTTTCAGAACGAAGTTGCTGGTGCACTCGACGCGCTCGTGACTGAAGTTGAAGAGCTTACAAAGCTCTCAAATCTCCCAGAAAGTGCAAAAGAATCGGGCATTTGGCACGAAATCTTGTACAGTGTCTACGAAGGCGTGTTCGAAATCGAAGTTGTCAACCCAGCTGGTGACGTGGTAAAATTCGGCGAATGAGCAGATTCTACACGTCAGTCATCCGACGTGGAGACAACATTCTCGTAAGAGAAATCCGCGGCGGAATCAGAAACCAATTCAAACACAAACTTGTTCCTAAGCTCTACATACCGTCTCAAAATGGTCGAGCAGACATGCACGATATGCATGGCAAGCCACTCATTCAAGTGCCAGCACTCGAAAAGATCAAAGACGCTACAGACTTCATCGAACAATACAAACACGTAGACAACGTTTCAGTCTACGGCAACATCAACTGGGCTGCACAGTACATTGCAGACGAATACTCAGGAGAGATTAGCTTCGATCCTGAGCGCATTCGCACTCAAAACTTCGACATCGAGGTTGCGTCTGATGAAGGCTTCCCTGAGCCTGAAGACGCGAACTATCCTGTGATCTCAATCACGCTGTTCGACAGTATGACGAATCAGTATTACGTTTGGGCGTGCGGTGACTGGGAGAACAAGAGAAACGACGATGTTCACATCAACTACAGACGTTGCAAAGACGAAAGCTCTTTGCTGAGTCACTTTGTCGACTTCATCTCGACGAATACTCCAGACGTGTTCACTGGTTGGAACATCAAGACGTTCGATATTCCATATCTCGTCAATCGCATCAAGAAGCTCTTCGGTGAGAAGTTCACTCAGCAGCTTTCTCCGTGGGGTATTATCAGCGAGAAGAATGGTCGCAACAAGTTCGGTCAGCCAGAACAGACGTACGACATCGTCGGCATTTCTATTCTCGACTATCTTGACCTGTATCAGAAGTACACATATCAGATGCAAGAGTCGTACACGCTCGACCACATCGCGTATGTTGAGCTTGGTGAACGAAAACTCGACTACTCTGAAGCTGGTACACTACACACGCTGTACTTGACCGACTTCCAGAAGTTCATCGATTACAACATTCGAGACGTTGAGCTTGTGAAAGGCATCGACGAGAAGATGAAGCTTCTCGACTTGGTGTTCACGCTTGCGTACATGACGAAGCAGCACTACAACGACACGTTCTCTCCAGTGAAGACTTGGGAGACGAATATCTACAACTACTACCGAGAGCATGGCATCGTCGCAAAAGTCAAAGACGTTTCGAACAATGTTCACTCTGACATCGCTGGTGGCTACGTAAAAGAGCCGAAGAAGGGTCGCTCGAAGTGGATTGTGTCTGTTGACTTGAACTCGCTGTATCCGCATCTCATCATGCAGTACAATATCGGTCCCGACAGTCTCGTTGAGAATCCGACAGCTGCTATGCGTGCGATCACGTCTCAAGTGCGCGACATCGAACAGCTTGTACAGAAGCAAATCGATCTATCGACAATTCCAGACGGCTACGGCATGGCTGCGAACTGTGCGTTCTACAGCAATGATCACAAGTCTGTTCTATCTGTGCAGATGGAAGCACTCTACGCCGACCGAAAAGTCGCGAAGAAGAAGATGCTTGGCATCATTCAAGACAAAGAGAGTGTCACTGATCTAGCAGTCAAGCGCGAGATGGAGAAACAAATCGCTGCGCTCGACAACATGCAGATGGCTTACAAGATTCTGATGAACTCAGGATATGGCGCGATTGCGAACAAATACTTTCAGTTCTTCGATCCTGTCGTTGCTGAGTCGATCACTCTGTCTGGTCAGCTGTCGATTCGTTGGATTGCTCGCAAGATCAATGAATACCTGAACAACGTTCTGAAGACTGATGACTATGATTACATCGTAGCCATCGATACAGACTCGAACTACATCGAACTGAACAAGCTCGTAGAAGCTGTCTTCGGTGATCCTGACTCTGTAGAGTCTGAGAAGATCGTCAACTTCTTGGACAAAGCGATGAAAGAGCAGATTGAACCCTACATCGCGAAGTCGTATGCTGAACTCGCCGAGTACATGCACGCATATCAGAACAAGATGGTCATGGAGCGTGAAGCTATCGCGTCTTCTGCTGTCTGGACAGGCAAGAAGCGTTATGCTATGATGGTGCACGACAATGAAGGCGTCCGTTATGCGAAGCCGAAGATGAAGGTTGTTGGTCTTGAGATCAAGAAGAGTTCAACGCCTGAGTATTGTCGAAACGCTCTGTCTGATGCTGTTGAGATCGTGTTGACTGGCACTGAGAAGCAAGTTCAGAAGTACATTGCTGACACTCGCAAGAACTTCAAGAAGCTGAAGCCAGAAGACATCGCGTTCCCTCGCTCTGTCAACAACATCGATAAGTGGTCATCTGGTGATGAGTCGCTGTACATCTCGCGTACACCGAAGCACGTCAAAGCTGCGATCATCTTCAACTCGCTTGTGAAGAAACACGACAACGTACATGAGCAGCCGATTCAGAATGGCGAGAAGATCAAGTTCATCGACTTGAAAGAGCCGAACTTTCTGCATCAAGCAGTTGTCGGCTGGCCGTCGCACTCTTATCTTCCGCCAGAATTTGGGCTGCATAAGTATGTTGACTACGATCACATGTTCAACAAGACGTTCCTTGATCCGCTGACTTCTATTCTCGACGCAGTTGAGTGGAAGCCAGAAGCCGTCATTTCTTTGACAGACTTTTTCGGTTGACATCGCTGGCCAGAATGGTAGCATTCGAACTTTTTAGAGAGGCATATGAAATACATTCCTTACACGTTGCAAGATGTTCGAGATCGTTCGTCTGAAGAGCTTTTCACCGTCGTATCGACGTTTGCTGGTATGGGTGGTTCATCGCTAGGTTATCGACTCGCTGGTGGCAAAGTTCTTGTCATCAATGAGTTCGTTGACGCTGCGATCAACACTTATCTTGCAAACTTCCCAGACACGAAAGTTCTTCGCGGCGACATCAAACAATTCTCTGGTCAAGACTTTCTCGATGCCGCTAACCTGAAAGCTGGCGAACTCGATTTGTTCGACGGTTCTCCGCCGTGTTCTGCTTTCTCTGTCGCTGGCAAAGTGTCAAAGGGCTGGAAAGGCGGCGTCGATGACAAGAGAAAAGTCTATTTTGACGAGAACATGAATATCGTTCACGAAGGTGACATGAAAATCTCTAGCGGTAAGAAGAAATATTCCGATTCTCAGACTGTTGATTCAATCGAAGACTTGTTTCTCGAATTCATTCGTATTGCTGAAGTTCTACAGCCGAAAGTGATCATTGCTGAGAACGTACGCGGCATGATGTTCGGCGAGAGCAAGAAGAAGTACAACGAATTCTTGAACGCTTTCGACTCAATCGGCTACATCTCAATCGGCAACATCGTCTCTGCTGTGAACTTCAACACACCACAGACGCGCGAACGCACGATCTTTATCTGCGTGCGCAAAGACGTTGCTGAAGCTGTCGATCTGCTTCCTTCGAATCTGATCGAACTCTATCCAG